CAAGATGACGTATTTATGGAGCCGATGTCTGGTGATATTGAGACTGTAAATTTAAAATTACCTTTTTGGAAACTATTTACAAAGCCACCTGTCAGCGAAACAGCGCCAATACCTACACCTAAAGAAAATTTAAGTAATCCAACTAAGAAGCAAAAAGAGAGTTTAGAGTTAGAAAAAGAAAAGAAAAAAGATGAAGTGTTCGATCCAACACCAGAAGATAATGATAAAGTAAATCTAGTAGATGATGTAACAGGTATGGACATATCTGTAACACCAAAAACAAATCAACCAATTACAGGTGTATTTTACTCAGACATTGAAAGAGTTTTAGCAAGACCAGATACTCCAGAAATATTTGTAAACAAAAAAGCATTATTAGATTTTTTTAAAAAAAATAGAATAAGAGACTCTGAATTTAGAGATTACCAAATTGAATCGTTGTTACGTATTTATGAGGAAAACACACCGATACCAAAACAACAAGTCATAGATCATTTACGTCAATCACCAATTAGAGGCATGCATGTCCATGCAACTGGTCAGGGGTCCGAGATTATTAATCCGTATGGAGCTACCGACACAAGATATACAGGCTATGCAGAACCAGGATACATATCAGGTAGTCAACGTGAAAGAGTTTTATATATTCCAGGAGATAAAATAGCTGGTGATTCTGGTGTGTATCCACAATCAATTTTTCAAGGTGAATCTGTACAACGACATGATTTTGGTATTCCTCAAGGCGATAATTCTTATATTGTTGGTTGGTCACGGCTCACGGACCGTAATGCTATATTGCCAACAAAAATATCTGCACCAAAAACACAGTCAAAAGTACCTGGACTTACTCGTGAAAGAGAAAGAATACAAAGACAACTCGCTGGGCTATTTGCCGAAGGACAAAATAAATTAAATGCACAGGCACAAAGACGAGGAATACCTGTGGATGAAATACAGGCTGGATCATTAGAAGAGATGCTTAGCACTTATTCAGGCACACTTGATGAAATAAGCCCAGGATTAGTAGATCAAATAGACGAGCTCATAGTGAAGGCAAGAGATTTAGATGCAGAAATAGCAAAAGGATCTAACGTTGATACAAGTGGTATTGTAAAAGTGGCGTTTGCTGATGAGATACAATCAGATATTATGCAAGCTGCAGCTGGCAGAAAACAAAAATTAGTTGCTACACTTAGAAAAATTCAAGATGAAGGAAAAGACTCGACAACACTTCCACAACTTAGCAGAGTAGGACAACAAGCATTAGAGTTTTTTGAAGAAAATAAATCTGTGTTTAGACCACTTAAAAGAACGCAAGCAGAGGTAGATATAATTGGTGATAGACTAGCTAAATTAGATGCCGAAGTAGATGAGATTATTAACAGATATATTGAGACAAGAGAATTAGATCCTAAGTCTGTGACTAGACTTCAAGAAGCTCTTACGGAAAACATTAATCAAATGATAAATGATTTGATTGTTATAGATAGTAAAACTTACGATGGTTTGTTCCCAGATATACCTTTTAAGAAAAGGGAAGAATGGGCGGACGCACTCATCAAAAAAGACTTATTCGAACTTGCATATCAAAAATTTGTATTGAAAGATCCTAATGCTCCTGATTATTATTCAGTAACACCTGATCAATTTGTTATAGATAGATATAATTTTAAAGGTAATTCATCTACACCGATGGATGTCAGAGCGGCAGATAAGAAAAAACAAATAGATTATTTTACCGCTAGAGGTGAGTTTTTAGGTTCAGAATATAAAGGCATAGGTATGTCAGAGTTTTATGGTGGTCCCGATGCAAAATCGCCAGACGGCAAACATTACACCTCAGTCATAGAAAAAATATTAAAAACACAAGCAAAGTCTAACAATTCAGAATTTACTGTATTAAATGTACAAACAAAAGAAGGGTCAAAGGATGTTTTTAGAATTACTGATCAAAATGGTAATATGGTTGCAACACTTTCAAATCAAACTCAAGCAAACACATTGGTTAGAAATAATCCAAACTACAATATGGAAAGAGTATCTGTGCCTACTGATAAAAATACAACACCATCTTTTGCTATTAAAATTACAGAAGAAATGCTAGAACCATACAAAACCCACAAAGCCAAGGGTGGACTTGTGCAGATGATTGATATATTTGAGGTAGCTTAATGGTTGAAAGAAGAATTACAGGAGAACCAACAGAGATTGAGGCAGAATCAATTACAGTAGAAACCCCTGATGAGGGACTAACTGTAGAAAATGTTGAAATGACAGATGACGGTGGAGCCATAATTAATCCTGTTGAAACACCACCAGAAGATAGATTTGATGCAAACCTTGCAGAATTTATAGATGATGAGGATTTACAAAATCTTTCATCAGATTTAATGCAGGAATATAAAGATGACAAATCATCAAGAGATGAGTGGTATGATGCATATTCAAAAGGGTTAAAATTATTAGGGTTTAATTATGAAGACAGATCTCAACCTTTTCAAGGTGCTAGTGGAGTAACACATCCTTTACTAGCAGAAACAGTTACACAATTTCAAGCACAAGCTTACAAAGAATTATTACCAGCTAATGGTCCCGTAAGGACCCAAATTATTGGCGAACAAAACGCTCAAAAAGAAGAACAAGCGCAGCGTGTGCAAGAGTTTATGAATTATCAGATAATGCATGTGATGGAGGATTTTGATCCTGATTTAGATCAAATGTTATTTTATCTTCCACTTTCTGGTTCATCATTTAAAAAAATATATTTTGACACCACCCTAAATAGAGCTGTGTCTAAGTTTGTACCAAGCGAAGATTTAATTGTACCATACAGCGCAACGGATTTAGCAACAGCTGAAAGAGTTACACATGTTATTAAGAGAAACGAAAATGAAGTAAGAAAAATGCAGGTTCAGGGAATTTATAAAGACGTTGAACTACAATATCAAAATGAACCAAACAATAGCAATGTACAAGAAGCTGTTAATAAACTTGATGGTGTCAGACCTACTGGTTCTGCTTATAAAAATGATGTCTATACATTATTAGAAATACATTGTGATTTAGACGTGCCTGGTTATGAAAATGATGACGGTATAAAATTACCATACATTGTTACAATAGATGAGGGCTCTCAAAAAGTTTTATCAATTTACAGAAATTTTGAAGAAGATGATTCTTTTAAGAAAAAGAAACAATATTTTGTGCATTACAAATTTTTACCAGGACTAGGTTTTTATGGCTTTGGTTTGATACACATGCTTGGGGGGTTATCAAGAACTGCAACCTCTGCACTAAGACAATTAATTGATGCAGGAACTTTATCAAACTTACCTGCTGGATTTAAGGCAAGAGGTCTTCGTATTCGTGATGACGACAATCCTTTACAGCCTGGTGAATTTAGAGATGTAGATGCACCAAGTGGTGATTTACGTGCAGGTTTATTACCGTTACCATATAAAGAGCCAAGCGCTACTTTGTTTCAACTTTTAGGTTTTGTTGTACAATCAGGTCAACGTTTTGCCACAATTGCTGATCAAAAAATTGGCGACAGTGTTGCAGCTAATGCACCTGTAGGAACAACGATGGCTTTGATTGAACGTGGTTCTAGAGTCATGAGTGCAATACACAAAAGATTACACTACGCACAAAAGACAGAATTTAATTTATTAGCAAAAGTATTTAAAGATTTCTATCCTCAAATTTATCCTTATGATGTTGGCAAAAATGCGGCAGCCGTATTTAAAGCATCAGACTTTGATGAAAGGGTTGATATTATGCCAGTATCTGATCCAAACATTTTTTCTATGTCACAAAGAGTTACCTTAGCTCAAACACAACTACAAATGGCACAATCAGATCCAAAACAACACAACTTATATGAAGCATATAAAAGAATGTATCAAGCACTAGGTGTAAAAGACATTGATGCAATTTTACCAGTGCCTAAACCAGACGCACCTAAAGACCCAGGAATAGAAAATGCAGATGCATTATTGGGAAAAAAACTTGTAGTATTTAGAGGACAAGCTCATCAACAACATATTGAAGCACACAGAGTATTTATGTCATCAATGTTAGTGCGTTCAAACCCACAAGCTACCATTTTGTTGCAAGCACATGTTATGGAACACATTTCATTACTAGCAAGAGAAGAAGTAGAGGCACAAATGCAAGAAGTAATCCAACAAGAAGCACAAAAATACGGAGGTCAAATACCACCAGAGCTACAAATGCAGTTTCAAAAACAACTCGAAGTGCAAGTTGCCGACAAAGTCAGTGATTTTATTTCTGAAATGTTTATTGAAGAGCAAGAAGCTATGCAAGGGCAAGGTCAAGACCCTCTTATTGGCTTAAAAGAGCAAGAATTACAGTTAAAAGCACAAGATATTCAAAGAAAATCACAAAATGATCAATCAAAATTAGAATTAGATGCTGCAAAACTGGAACAACAAGCAAAATTAGCACAAGATAAGATAGATTCTAATGAAGATATTGCACAATTGCGTGCAAATGTTAATTTAGATAAGAAAAATAATGCAGGCTGAAGAAAAATTAGCAGATTATTTTGATAAGCTAATGCTTATAGCAAAAAACAGTAGTAAATCCTCTGAAGATAGTATACTTTTAGCAGGAGCTATGATGGCTGTATCACGAGTTTTGTTTTATGATCAACTTAGTGAAAAAGAAGCCAATGCTTTGTTAGATCAAGGTGGTATAGATCTAATTGAACTTGTTAAACCGACGATAAATTAATGAATTTTAAAAAAACAAAAACACAAGTAGTA